CCTACAGGTAAGCCTAGAGGTTGGGCATTCATGAAAGAGTTTGTAGATAAAGATGGTAATGTATATCATAAAGGTAAAGAGCAACCCGGGTTGAAAGGTACCCTTAAACCTACCATTATAAAACCTAAAGTTAGTAAACCTAAACTGACAAAATCACAAAAGCAGCGAATTAAAACAGATGCATATGCTGCAATCCATAAATTGAAGAAAGAATTAAAGAAAGCTCGGTTTAAGAAAGATCTTAAGAGACTTAATTCAGAGATAAAAAAACAGCAAAAGCTTATTAGATAATAGTTGGAATAATGTAATTATTTTCTTATATTGTATAACATTAAAACAATAGGAGAAAAATTATGACCCATAGAGACCGAGTATACAAAGCTCTTAAGAGCGAGTGCGAATCAGAGATAAATGAAGCATTGTTAACATTAGTTATGTGTTTCAAAAATGCAGTTGCAATAGGTGAGCATACCTCTGGACACTTTTTAGAAGAAGCTTCAAAAGCTTTAGAGAAATTAACAGATGGTAGAGACAAATTAGATACACTTAACACGTATTATAATATTGACCCTCTATTAAGTAAAGAAATTTTAAATGATTAACATGAGAGACATTTCACATTCAGTAATAACATTCACATTAATACTTTTCTGCGCTGTACTTGCCCTATCTACATTAGTTAGTTACGAGAGAAGTATTAAAGCACTTGAACAAAGTGTATGTGATAAGGAGTATACGATAGATAGTTTAACTACTGTTATTGATTCACTTGAATATAAAATAGGTACACTCAACATTAAGCATCAATATAAAGAGATCAAGCGAGAGTTTAAAGATATACTTGATGCAATTATATTTGTTGAGAGTAGCTATAACGATTCAGCATATTGCGCTAGTGAAGACGCAGTAGGGTGTTTACAAATTAGACAATGTATGGTTAATGATATTAATAGAATACTCACTAGACAAGGTTCAAGCTCACTTTACTCGTACAGTGATAGGTGGGATAGAAATAAATCTATACAAATGTTTACCATTTATTGTAAGTACTACAAGTTAAATGGAGCAGAAGAGATGGCAAGATGTTGGAATGGTGGACCAAGAGGTATTAATAACCCAGCAACGAAAAGATATTGGAATAAAGTAGAAACAAAAATAGAGGAAGCATATGCACTTAGATGAAACACAGATAGCTAGTAACTGGAACGAGTTAATGGATGTTATAAACCGAGAATTTACCGGTGATCGTAAAGATAAATTAATAGAAATGTACACGTTCTTTGAGGAGCGAATGATGTTAATGCCTGCATCAAGTTTTGAACATTACCATAACTGCTTTGCAGGTGGATATGTTGATCATATACTTAGGGTTATTAAAATTGCAGATGCAAATCACACTATGTGGACAACAATGGGTTCAGATTGTAACGGGTATACACGTGAAGAATTATTATTTGCTGCACTCAACCATGACCTTGGTAAGATAGGTACACGTGATTTAGAGATGTATAAACCTAATCCTTCTGAATGGCATAGAAAGAATCAAGGTAAGATTTATGAAATTAATCCTGAAATACCTTTCATGTCTGTACCAGATAGATCGCTATTACTATTACAAGAGTTTGATATTAAATTTTCTCAAAATGAGATGATGGGTATTAAGTTACATGATGGGTTGTATGATGATTCAAATAAGCCATACTTCATAGCGTTTAGACCAGAGTCTAGAATGAGAGTTAATCTACCTATTGTGTTACATCATGCAGATCATATGGCATCACAGATAGAGTATGAGATGTGGAAGGGTAGTTCAAATACATCTATCAAAGAATCTAAAAAGGTAGCTCGAAAAGCATATAACAGTAAGACTGTAAGTGGTGCGAGTGATTCTGCAAAAGATATGTTTAAAGATTTATTTGGAGATACAAAGTGATGATGTGGATATTAATAACGGTGAGTGTCTTTTTTATTGTTAGTGTATATATAAACATAAACTTATTAATAAAGACAGAAAGATTAGATTCAGAGCTAACAGATGTATCACTAACATTAGCAGATGTACTTACCACTATAGAACAAGTATATCAAGATATGCAAGAGATAGATAGCAAAGGATCTTTTAAATCAGATGATGAAGTGGGACATATATTTACAAGTTTAAAGCAAGAGATAGATATGTTACGTGAAAAGTATATTGGAGATAAAGATGGAGCAAAGTAGCCCTGTAGAGTTGTTCTATAAGAAGGTAGAGGTGAATAAAGTGCAAGCTGCACTGAGTGCTAGTATGGATACGGGACCTAAGCGCGGTAGACCGAGAAAGAATAAACTATACTTCACTCAGGATACGGAAGATGCTATTATTGCTTATAACGAAGATTCAAGTAACGCGTTACGTAACAAGGTATTTAATGATTACATACATAAACCTTTGTTTAAGATGGCAGAGAATCTAATACATAGGTATAAGTTTTATCACTTCGATGCAGCAACTAAAGATGTACAGCATGAGGTGATTGCGTTCTTGTTAGAGAAGCTACCAAAGTATACACAAGATAAAGGTAAAGCATTCTCATACTTCAGCATTGTTGCAAAAAACTACCTAATTCAAAATAATTATAAACATTACAATCGCAAGAAAGGTAAAGCAGATGTACTTGAAATTGATACCCAGCGTAATATTACCAATGAATCAATTCGTGGAGAATATCAATCAGAGGTACAAGATTTCTATCACCTGTTTATAGAGCATGTTGAAGATAATATTGATACAGTTATAAAGTACAAACGAGATATACCAATCGCGTATGCAGTATTAGAGATATTTAAGACTTGTGAGAACATAGAGACATATAATAAGAAAGCATTATATATAATGGTTCGTGAGATGGTTAATGTAAAGACGCAGTATATCACCCGCGTTGTAAATATATTAAAAGAGGAGTATAAACGGCTATGGTTAGTTTATAGAGGTATATAGCCGTATTATATTAAACTTAAGAAAGCGACTGCTAATACCGGGCGCTTTTTTATTTTTGTATATTTATATGTAAGGGGCATACTATGAGTGAAGAAAACAACGATGAGATATTTGAAGGTAAAACGTTTGAGAGTTTGTTAAAGGATATATATACAAACTCAACAAGGAAAGAGACTCAAATACAAATACTTATAACAGAGTTAAAACCGATGATAAAAAATATTGGTGATGCTGTTATAATTGTTCCGTTAATTAAAGATTACATGGAAATAGCTGTTAAGAATGATGAAGCATTAATAAAGATGGCTGCTATTGTTACTAAAGCTAGTTCACGCTCTAGTAGTGATGAAGGTTTAATATTAACCGATGCTGAAAAGGAGCAACTTATTGCTCAAGTAGAGAGAGTGGGAGCAGTTAAATAATGTCTAAATATTCTGATTCAGAAAACTTTCCAGATATAAGTGTTGGGGGATTGAAAGGTGGTAACAAACAACAATCATTCAATGATTCAGAGAGTGCAATAGCAAGTATTATACGTGTACTATCCGGCGGAGATGGTGAGTATCGTGGTGTTGGTGATGTTATAGGAAATATAATGACAGATCAACGCAACTTGATAAATATAAATTTATCACCAATGAACCCTCACCTTTTCACAATACCATTACCTAATGAGAAAGTACATTGCATAAAGGATGGTAAGACAGGTAACTGGTATTACACTGGAATTGTTTCTAAAAAGGGTATGGTTAATCATATGCTTAATGCTAACAATCCGATATATAAACCTGACGGAGATCCATATACAGGAGAAACATTTGTTTCACTACCTCGAAGTGTGAGATCACTTGATTTGTATGAAGGGGATGTTGTTATGCAAGGTAGATTTGGACAGAGTATTAGATTTTCTGCAGCTAATCCTACAACAACACTACCATGGGTAAGCCCTACAAACTCTATATCACCTATAACAATAATACGAAATGGTTACTTACCTGTCGAAGACTTCGAAACTGATTCAGCAGGTATTTGGCTAACATCTAATCAACATATAGAAATACCTTTACAAGCAGATCTACCACCTAATTTACAAAGTACACAAGATAAGTACAGCGCTGGACAAGTTATTATAATGAGTGATAGGCTTGTATTAGGGTCAAAGACGGATGATATTTTATTATCATCTAAAAAAACAATAGCTTTATGCACACAGGTATGGGTACATGAAGTAGATACAGTATTAGATACATTACATGCGTTAATAGACGAGGTAAAGAAGTTGTCAACAGAGGTAAAGACTCAGGCTATGGTAAGCTCACAGCAAACGTTCCCTGTACCTGGTGTAGGATCAACATTATTAAGTGTTCAAGCTCCTAGATTTTCAACATCCTTTCAAAATACCATACGCATTGAATCATCACTATCACAACTTAAAACAAATATAGAGGCTTTAAAGCAAAAATAACATAACTGTATATTTATTATATATACCATATATGTGGAGATTATTATGAAGATGAACAAGCTAGCAGCAGTAATTAAAAAGATTGTACGAGAAGAAGTGCAAAGAGAAGTGCGTAATATATTAACAGAGCAAAAGCTTACTCCTAAAAAGGAAGCTAAGCATATGTCGTTAACAGAAGCGCTCTCACAGACTGAAGCGGAAGAGTACCCGACAATGAAAACATTTAATGCACAAGATGCAAGAGCAGGTTTTGCAGCAATGCAAGATGGAGTAGGGCCAGCTCCTACTACACTAGTAGGACATAACGGGCAAGTGGTGTCTGCAGATAGAGTAGATGCATCTGTAACAAAAGCATTGACGCGTGACTATAGTAAATTAGTACAGAGGTTTAAAAAGTAATATATGGCAAAATTAGTACCTAAAATATATCCAAATGATTCAACTTCCAATCCTATTGGTATTGGATTTCCTCTTGTAGTAGGTTCACCGAACCATAATTACACTACAACAGCGCAGGTACACGATAATTTACGTAATTTAATTTTAACCATGAAAGGTGAGCGGGTAATGCAACCGACATTTGGTAGTGATATATATTTACTATTATTTGAAAATATATATGACCAACAACTAACAGACTCAGCAACTATTGCAATTAAAAGTGCTGTTGCTACATGGATGCCATTTGTTACAATTAATAATGTTGATGTAACATCTGACGTGGATAACAATAAAACAACAATACAAATATTATACTCGGTTCAAGGGTGGCCTGCAGAAAATATTTTAAATTTATCGGTGGATATATAATGGCATATAATAATTCAAATAATGTACGTGATATAAGATACACGCATAAAGACTTTGCAGGTTTTAAGAATAACCTCATAGAGTACGCAAAAAATTACTTTCCTACAACTGTAAAAGATTTTTCTGAAACATCTCCATCAACAATGTTTATAGAGATGGCTGCATACGTTGGTGATGTATTATCATACTATACAGATTATGCTATGAAAGAAACGATGCTTTTGAGAGCTACAGAGAAGAAAAATGTGTACTCAATAGCACAAGCATTTGGATATAAACCTAAACTAGCTACACCAGCAACAGCTAATATTGACGTGCAGTGTTTAATTCCTGCAACAGGTACAGGAGCAAACATTAAACCGGATTTTGATTATGCTCCTACATTAGATGCAGGTATGACTGTTGCAACAACATCAGGTATAAAATTTCATACAACAAATGTAGTTAACTTTGGATTTTCCAGTTCTGTAGATCCGACAGATGTATCTGTTTACTCAACAGACGCTACAACTGGTCGACCGGAATATTATGTATTTACAAAACAAGCTACTGTATTAAGTGGTGATAAGAGAGTGTTCCAGATAAGTGCAGGTGCAGTTTCTGAATACCCAACATATATACTAAACGCAGAAAATGTTCAGAGTTTAGATTCAGTTACTGATTCTGATGGTATGAGTTGGACAGAGGTACCTTTTTTAGCTCAATCAACTGTATTCGATGAATCTGTAAATGATATAGCAAATGATCCAACTAGAGCTGTTGGAGCAAAGGATACACCATACATCTTACAACTAAAAACAGTTAAGCGACGATTTGTAACAAGAGTTACCCCTGATGATAAAATAGAGTTACGATTTGGATCTGGTATTACATATGAGCAAGATGAGGTTATTGTTCCAAGCCCGGAAAACATTGGTTCAACATTACCTGGTGGTGTAAATAATTTAGATAAATCATTTGATCCTTCCAACTTTTTATACACAGATACATACGGGCAAGCACCATCAAATACAACACTATCAGTAACATACATGGTAGGATATGGTCTACAAGCTAATGTACCATCTAGTACGATAAAAAATATTATTAATAAAGTCGCAACATTTGATCGCACAAAGACATTAGTAAAAGGTACGAGGTCGGTTGTTGAGAGCTCTATAGTAGTTAATAATCCGGAACCTGCAACTGGGGGAATGGGAGCAGAGGATATAGAGAGTGTTAGGCAAAACGCATTAGGATATTACGCTACACAAAATAGGATGGTCACGCGTGAAGATTATGTTATTAGGGCATTAAGTATGCCTTCTAGATTTGGTACTGTTGCTAAAGCTTATATAGCATCTGATGAACAAATGCTACCAGAAGAAACATCAATATCTAATCCATTAGCAGTTAACATGTATGTTTTAACGTATAATGCTAAGAAAGAGCTAGCAACATTACCACACGCAGCAAAAGAGAACTTAAGAACATATTTATCGCAATATAGAATGATGACAGATGCTATTAATATTAAAGATGGTTATATTGTTAATATAAGTATTAATTTTGAAATAACAGTATTACCTGGTCATAATTCTAATGCTGTATTATATAGGTGTATAGATTCATTAAAAAATAAATATAATATAAAGAACTTAAGTTTTGCTAGTGCTATGTATAAAAAAGATATTTACCTATGTCTAGCAAATGTTGAAGGTGTACAATCAGTTACAGATGTAAAAGTAGCTAACTTATATAATGGTGAATATTCTAGTCATAGATATAACCTCGATGAAGCAACATATCAAGATGTTATTTATCCATCACTAGATCCATCTGTATTTGAAATTAAATATCCTACCAAAGACATTAGAGGTAAGGTAGTAACATATTAGGGATTATTATGATAAAGACACTATACCCAATAAGAGACACCACACTATACCAAGCATCAGAAAGTGCTAACACTAGTAAAGATGAAATATTAGAGATTTCTAAATATGTATCAGGTTCGTTTGGTCCATTAGCAGTGACAAGACCTATATTGCAGTTTAATACAACGCCTTTATCTGCATCTCTTTCCGCACAAGGTATTAACACTTCCACTACTTCAGGTAGCTTAAAATACTTTCTTAAATTGTTTATCTCAAAAGAGGAAGATATACAAAGAGATTATTCATTAGTTGTACACCCTCTCCAACGAGCATGGGAAGGTGGTACAGGTAGATCAACTAGCACGCCGATTGTAACAGATGGATGTAGCTGGAAGTATACAGATAGTGAAACAGCAGGTACTGAATGGGTTCCAGCAGGGGGTAGAGTGTTTGATTCCGCGGCTTATTCTAGTGTGCAAACATTTACTGATGTGCAAGGAGATATAGAAGTAGATGTAACAAATACAGTAGAAGGTTGGCATACCGGTGCAATTACTAATTATGGACTTTTGATTAAGAGAAGTGGCTCTCAGGAAACAGATAGTTCAATACAAGGTAGTTTATATTATTACTCTAGCAATACAAACACAATATATTCACCGAGAATAGAAGCAAGATATGATGATGCATCACATGCGTTTACCGTTACAAGTGGTAGTACGATAACGATAACAGATGAAATAGATATACAACCTAGATTGCGACCAGAGTATAAGCAAAACTCACAAGAGCGAATAGCTATTATAACCACGCAGAAGAATGGAGCTCGCACACAAGCCGGGTCTGTAGGATCAACATTTAGAAGTTCACTACCACAATCTTCATCGTATGCTATCATAGATAATGCAACAGGTGAGTATGTTTACAAACATGATCAACATGCAACGTATATTGCTAGAACAGGAGCATCAGAGCACTGCATTGATATAGATATGAATGGATTATTTCCGGAAAGATATTATGCAATTGAGTTTAAAGTAAATCACTATTCCGGTACAAACGTTATAGCAACAAGATATTATAAATCTAATACTGTTTTTAAAGTGGTGAGGTAATATGGCATATAATAACTCTACAGGTACAAGTAATATACGGCAAGCAGACGAAGGGCGAGGGGCTGGAGGCCCTAGTGCATATGAGCAGCCTTTCCTGCCAGCTGGAGATGAAGGGCGAGGGGCTGGAGGCCCTGTAATTGCTGAACCTGTAATAGCAAACCTTTTAGGTAACATGCAAATTCCTACCACAGGGTATTTTATAGATCATACAATGCCACAGGAAAATATAATACACCGTTATGTGCCGAATGCAATATTTGATAGTACAGATATAGATGATTATGGTAGTGTTGAGATATATGAGTTGCTTCCTAAAGCACCGACGTATCCTGATACTATACCGCTAAATTTAGATCTATATGTTGCGAATTGGTCACGTGTGATTAATTTTGGAGGGGTAACAGATCCATCTAAAGATCCGAGAATAGATAATACCACAGAATGGAGTATCGG